AGATAATCTTGTTCTGTAATTCGATCAATCTCATCAAACGTGGCCTTATCTGCCACAAGGTATTTATCCGTTGTAGCCGGAACATAACCGCCTCTGTATTCTCCCCATGGAGTTTGAATCGGAGAAGCTTCGATCTCTTTGAAGGTGTACCCGTAAAGATCCTTGTAAGCCTTCTGAGCGTCCTCCTTTGTCGACTCCAAAAGATCCCATACCTGCTGTACGAAATCCATGTCCGCTTTTGTGATTGTGCCGTCGGCATAACACTGGGCAATGAATTGATCCCATCGTTTCGTATCCAGTTTTGTATTGCCTTCCTGATCTTCAACCATCTCGGCCCAAGCATTTCCCTCTCCTCGACCTCCGAGCAAGAGTTTTTCTTTGTTCGATTCATTGCCGGTATGAAGAAGAGCGCCTATAAGCTCAGCCTTGGTTCTGAACGTGTAGTTGAGAGTCGGAGCATGGATGTCCGTCCGAGACAGCCAATCTTTCTGCAGCGGTTTAATTAGTTCTGCAAGCTTTTGCTGAAGTTCGCTGTTGCGGTTGCGGAACTTGGCTGTTGCCTGTGCGATCGGATCATAGATGTGTGATCTGAACGGATGGTTGGGGTTGCCTGTATCCATTTTGTTGCACCAGGACTCAACACGAACAAGCGAAGATCCGAGGCTCAAGAGCCCGTCTTGTCTGAACTTCTCGAAGGGCGTAGTCGCTTCTGTTTGTCCTACAGAGTGATACGTCAGATTCTGCGTGTTCATTTGAGCTATGAGTTCCTTAGCCGCCTGTTCCCGAGCTTCTGCTTTTGCCTCACGAGTAGTTTCTTTCCACTGACGAGACATAGCAAAGAGCATACTCACGTCTTCCGCCAAAGACTGAAAGTCGCCATAAGTCAGATTGCTGTAGCCTTGTCCCCCGTTAATGCCTTTGTATCGACTGAATACTCCGGACAGCATCTCATACACGGGAGGCGCCATGTCTTTAAAAGCGTTGATTCTCTTCTCTACCGCTAGAAGGTCTACATCTTCGGGTTTTGTTCTCCCGAGTCCTTCAATGTTGAAGACAGCACGAAGAACATTAAGCACATCAAGGTCATAAGTCTTAGCCAGTTTCTTATCTGCAGAGAAGGTCTTTTTCCGGATGCGTTCAAAGCGATCCACTTGCTTGTCGACATC